CCTAAAAAAAGCTCCGAGGGTCATTTTCTAGGCACTTTCTAAAGAATCTCTGAGAGTTTCCAGCAAAAACAGGAGTGGTGACCTGTTCTCCTTTCAAAACTCTCGGGGGTTCTTTCGAAAGTGCCTAGAAAATGTATAAGAACCATATAGAAAGGATCTTATTATGGTATGTAAGTGTGTAGATTGTAATAAGAAGTGTATATGGGCCTTTGATATTATGACCTGTTGTGGTTGTGATATAATTTTTAAGAAAGAACCTGATTGTCCATATACCATCCCACGTCTTACTAATCTGAACATGAGAGAAGGGTAATCAAATGGCAAGACGTAGGCCTCCTGCAACAACACCAGAGGCTCGTGAGAATCAGATGATTGCTTTAGCTGTCGATTTGGCCGAAAAACAACTCTCAGAAGGTACAGCCTCATCACAAGTGATCACTCATTATCTGAGACTTGGTTCACCAAGAGAACAAACCGAGAGAAAGATTCTCCAATCTCAAAATGAACTTATGAAAGCTAAAACCGAGACTCTTCAGTCGGCAAAACGGGTCGAAGAATTATACACCAATGCTCTAAAAGCTATGCGAAGTTATGGTGGGATAGAACCAAATGAAGATTAGAACTTTCTCTGAGTTAAGGAGAATACCGACCTTCAAGGAACGGTATGAATATCTACGTTTAGTTGGAATTGTCGGAGAAAGTATTTTTGGATTTGATCGCCACCTTAACCAAGTATTATACACCTCTAAACGTTGGCGAAGAACTCGAGATAACATTATCATTCGAGATGACGGATGTGATCTTGGAGTTAAAGGGTATGAAATTTACGATCGGATTTATGTTCACCATATGAACCCAATCACGATTGAGGAAATTGAGATGGAGTCTGATACTTTATTTGATCCGAATTTTTTAATTTGTACATCATTTAACACCCATAATGCAATTACCTATGGGTCTGAACATCTTTTACCACAGTTACCTATTGAACGTCGACCCAATGACACTTGTCCATGGAAATGAGGAGGTTAGCATAATGCCGGACGAAGAACCTGAAGAAGTTAATATCCTAGAAAGTATACTCTTGTCAACCAAAAAATTACTAGGTATTGAACCCGACTATACCCACTTCGATCCTGATATCATTCTCTATATTAACTCGGTTCTTATGGGTTTAATTCAAATGGGAGTTGGTCCAGAGGAAGGATATATCATAGCAAGCAGTGAAGAAACTTGGGAAGATTATCTAGGAGATGCTACTAATTTAGAAGGCGTTAAGTCTTACATCGCTTTGAAAGTTCGTTTAGTCTTTGATCCACCAACTAGTTCCGCTGTTTCCGAAGCTCTAAATCGATATATTCAGGAACTAGAATGGCGTCTTAACAATCAAGTAGATAATCCCCCAACAGAATAATACCATCTACCCTCGCGGGATTTGCAAATACTATAATAGAAATAAAACAAAAAAGGAGAATGTAAAATGAAAGATTTTGACAAAACTATTTGCAAAGTTAAATTTGTAGCGGGGTTATTTGTTGGGGGGTTTCAATCTGCAGTGACAGACAAAGCGATTATGGGATTGTCAGCTGGAGTTGGTTTGTATCAGGGATTAAAATACAATGGTAATTTAAGTCGTGGGATACAGGCTGGTTTGGCGACAGCCTTGACGATTGGAGTTATGAATGGATGTGGAGCCGTCATGGACAATTGGTACTTAGTTAAAGAATTAAATACTTTATAAAAAGAGGAGTTAAAGAAGAGTGATACACTCTTCCTTTTTCTTTTAGGAAGGAGCATATTATGAACGAATCAACCTTTAATGGGAAGCAAGAAGTGGATAATTTTCTACAACACTTTGGTATCCTTGGAATGCATTGGGGCCGTCGCGCGCGAATGGTAAAGAAGACTGGAAAAATTATAAGAAGTGTGCATGGTAAAAGAGTAGAATCAGATCCTTGGCCAATTCATAATTTTATTAAACGTAAGTTGGCTGACAGAAAGAGTAAACAAGAATCTTCCAGAAGCGAAGACGAGAACGCAAAACGCCAACTTCAGAAGAAAAAGATTCATCAGATGAGTAACGCTGAATTACAAAAGCTAAATACTCGATTACAATTAGAAAAGTCATATAAAGAATTAACAAAAGCCGATGTTTCTCCTGGGCGCAAGTTTGTAACGGATCTTCTCGTTGGAGCAGCTAAACAATCACTATCTACGGCTTTGAATAAAGGAGCAGCAGCAGGTATCGAACTGGCTCTGTCTAAAGCCAAACCAAAACCACAAATGTCTTGGAATTTTTAGGTAGGAGTGGCTATAATGCCTTTATCAAATACCGCAGTCCCAAAATATTACGGCCAATTTCGCGACGCGGTTGTCCGAGGAGACATCCCGGTCTGTAGAGAGATCTCCATGGAAATGAATCGTATAGATGATCTCATTGCAAATCCTGGAGTCTATTATGACGACAAAGTAGTCGAAGGTTGGATTCAGTATTGCGAGAGTGAGATGACTCTGACCGATGGAGGGGATTTAGCCCTTCTTGACAGTTTCAAACTCTGGGGGGAACAAGCCCTTGGATGGTACTATTATGTAGAACGAAGTATCTACCATCCGTTTAAAAACGGTCGTGGTGGAAAATTTGTTCGTAAGATGATAAAAAAACGTCTTATTAATAAACAGTATTTGGTCGTTGGAAGAGGCGCGGCAAAATCTCTTTACGATTCATGTATACATTCATATTTTGAGAATGTCGATACCGCCACGACCCATCAAATTACTACGGCTCCAACCATGAAGCAGGCCGAGGAGGTTATGTCCCCAATTCGGACAGCCATTATTCGGTCACGAGGACCCTTGTTTAAATTTTTAACTGCGGGGTCTATTTATAATACGACCGGATCGAAATTCAATCGTCAAAAATTAGTGTCAACTAAGAAAGGTATTGAAAATTTCTTGACTGGGTCGCTTATTGAGGTTCGACCTATGACAATAGGTAAGCTTCAAGGTTTAAGATGTAAAGTAGCTACGATTGATGAATGGTTATCCGGAGATCTTCGAGAGGATGTTATCGGAGCAGTTGAACAAGGAGCATCTAAACTAGATGATTATCTGATTATAGCTACGAGTTCTGAGGGAACAGTCAGAAATGGTAGTGGCGACGATATCAAAATGGAATTGATGTCTATTCTTAAGGGTGAATATATTAATCCTCACGTCTCTATCTTCTGGTATAAACTAGACGATATACAAGAGGTTAACAACCCTGCTATGTGGGTCAAAGCAAATCCTAATATTGGTTTAACTGTTACGTACGAGGTCTATCAGCTTGATGTTGAACGAGCTGAGAAAGCCCCTGCCGCAAGAAATGATATTCTTGCTAAGAGATTTGGTCTTCCTATGGAGGGGTACACATATTTCTTTACGTATGCTGATACTTTGCCACATCGAAAGCAAGATTTTTGGGGACTACCCTGTGCTCTCGGTGGAGACCTATCTCAAGGCGATGATTTCTGTGCTTTCACTTTTCTATTCCCTTTATCGAATGGTAAGTATGGGATCAAAACTCGTTGTTATATTACCTCTCTAACTTTAATGAAACTTCCAGGAGCTATGCGTCAAAAATATGATGAATTTCTTAAAGAAGGAAGTCTTATTGTTTTAGAAGGAACAGTCTTAGATATTACAGAAGTGTATGAGGATCTTGATGATTACATTGTTAAGTCGGATTACGATATTCGTTGTTTCGGATTCGATCCGTACAACGCTAAAGAATTTGTGGCTCGATATGAATTAGAGAATGGTCCTTATGGTATCGAGAAGGTTATCCAGGGAATGAAGACCGAATCAGTTCCTCTTGGGGAGTTGAAAATATTAGCAGGAGAAAGGATGTTGTTATTTGATCAAGCTATAATGGTGTTTGCTATGGGTAATGCTATAACTTTAGAGGATAATAATGGTAATCGTAAACTATTAAAGAAGCGATACGATCGGAAAGTCGACCCTGTGTCGGCTATGATGGATGCCTACGTAGCCTATAAAGTTAATAAAACGGCTTTTGAGTAAAAAATGAAAGGATGATTGTAATGGAAGATTTAACCACGAAAGAGATAGGGAGACTCAATTTTCTGAATATCTATACCAAAGCGATGGGATTTGGTACAAAATTTCAAGAAATAATTGACTTTGTCAATTCGTTAACGGGCGAACAGGGACCGCAGGGACTTTATTCGGAGATAGAGTTAGGAACCCCGGTAAATGCAGTTAATGCTACTAAAGCTCTGAGTATAACGGGTGTAGTAATTGATGGTGAGACAGTTACGATTGATAATCCCGCCGCCGCTGACGCCGACGTTTATGAATTCCTAGCAGATACCGCCCAATCTAAGACCACACCAACAAATATTGCGGTAAACATCACAACATATACTGCAAAGGCGTCTAGAGTATTAACAGTTGATACTCAACCGACAGCTGGGGACACCATGACCATCGGGGTTAAGACCTTTACTTTCGTTCCGGTGGGGACCGCAAATGGTAACGGTGAGATCTCAATCGGTGCAGATTTAGCCGCGGCTAAAGTGAATATCGTCGCAGCAATAAATGGGACGGATAGCATTAACACAGTGCATACACAGGTATCCGCGGGCGATTTCAGTACGAATGATTGCACGATTACGGCCCTTGTGGGTGGAGTTGCGGGTAACGCCATTGCAACCACAGAGACTTTTAGTGCAGGAACGAACATCTTCGCTGGTGCTACTCTCACAGGCGGAACGGATTGTACAGCGCCTAATGCTGTAACAGCTCTTGTGGCTGCTATAACGGCGTCCGATACTCAGGGAGTCGGTGGAGTAGATGGCACTGGAGATGTTGTGGATTTAACAGCAGACGTGGCCGGGGTAGTTGGCAATGCAATTGTAATCGGTGAGACATTGACTAATGGCGCTTTTGCCGGGGCGGCCACCCTATTAAGTGGTGGCGTCGACGGAACAAGTGGAACAGCTCGTCAAACATTGATGGATAGTTCCTATGTCTATTTCTGCACAGCAATTAATACCACAGCAGATAAGAATTGGCGTCGAGTGGCCCTTGGTTCGGCGTACTAATATTAAGGAGGCAGATGTATGTCTGAACCGATTAATAAGCGTCTTAAGCACGCTTGGAATGCCTTTATGAATCGCGATCCTACTATAATACCAACAGTAGATGGTTACTTTACCAGTGGGTATAGTAGCACGAGTAAACCTGACCGAAAACGGTTACGATCTAGCAATGAACGGTCTATCATAACCTCTATCTATAATCGCATCGCATTAGATGTCACATCCATTTCTATTCAACATGTTCGATTGGATCAAAATGAGAGGTATATTGAGACTATTCACTCTGAACTTAATAATTGTTTAACCCTAGACCCTAATCTTGATCAAACGGGAAGGTCGTTTATGCAGGATGTCGTGATGTCGCTATTCGATGAGGGGTGTGTGGCAATAGTTCCGATTGATACAACATTAAACCCATTAATCACCGGCTCGTATGATATTTCATCTATGAGAGTTGGCCAGATTATGCAATGGTATCCATCATCAGTCCGGGTTAAGGTCTATAATGAAAAGATCGGACGATATGAGGAGATGACCGTGCCGAAGAAAATCGCGGCCATTATTGAAAATCCTTTTTATGCAGTTATGAATGAGCCTAATTCTACTTTACAACGTTTAATTCGAAAACTGAACCTTTTAGATGCTATTGATGAACAGAGTGGTTCTGGAAAGTTAGACATAATCATTCAGGTGCCCTATGTTCTGAAAACCCAGGCTCGACAAAATCAAGCGGTTAAAAGAAAACAAGATATTGAGGATCAATTGGCGGGATCAAAATATGGTATCGCTTATACCGATGCCAGTGAGAAAGTAACACAGTTGAATCGTCCCGTTGAAAACAATCTAATGGAGCAAATTGAATATTTAATGAGTATGCTTTATAGCCAATTAAGTATTACGACGACTATCTTAGATGGTACAGCGGACGAAAAGACGATGTTAAACTATTTCAATCGAACTGTCGAACCAGTTCTTTCTGCTAGTGTGGATGAGATGAAACGTAAATTCTTAACCAAAACTGCTCGTTCTCAATTACAATCAATTATATTCTTTAGAGATCCTTTCAAATTAGTTCCTGTAAACGAGTTGGCTGAGATCGGCGACAAATTCACTCGTAATGAGATTTTCTCACCTAACGATATGCGGGCGGTTGTTGGCTATAAACCCTCCAAAGATCCTAAAGCCGACGAACTTCGTAATCGGAATATAAATGAGAAGACTCCGGAATCAGGAGAAAATCAATCATCGGAACCTCTAAACTCTGAGAAACCTGACCCCGAATCTCAGAGTGATCTAAAACATTACGGGGTTAAGGGAATGAAGTGGGGCGTTCATAAATCCCCTCATTTGGAAGGGGATGTAAAAAGTCGAAAAGTAGAAAAATCAGATCTTGAAGGCGTTACTAAACTTCTTAATGGTTTATCTGATCAAGATAAGAAGTTTTTAGCACTAGATCAAAAAATTATCTCTGATTAAGAAAAATGTTCGAGATGAGAGACATTGTTTTGTATCCGAGGTCAAAGGAGAGACTGTCGGGTTTTTACGTGAGAGTGGTCGACCAGAAGGGTTTGTTCTATTAGAAGAATTAGTAGTTGATTCAAAACATCGAAATCAAGGAATTGCCTCTCAAATGCTTAATGATTTTCATACTCTTTATCCGAAAACATTAGCTAAGACGAAAGCCAATAATAAAGAGATGACTAGTCTTTTAAAAGAAAATGGATATAAACCAGATAATCCAGATTCTAACACTGTAATTAATTGGATTAGAGATGAGAATCATAGTAAAAACGAGAAGAAAAAGGCCGCTCGAGTGTTAAATGATATGTTGAAAGAAGAAATTCAACACAGTTGGTTAAATAACACAGAAGGAGATAATAAAAATGCCAAAAAAATATGATTTTAGTGGTTATGCGACCAAAAACGATCTAAAATGTTCCGATGGTCGTACAATTCGACAGAATGCTTTCAAAGAAAACCATGGGCAAACAGTACCATTAGTTTGGCAACATTTGCACCA